CTTGGATAAGAAAAAACTACTAGCTCTTTGGGATGACTCAGAGAAATCTTCGGTTCAGACCTCGGTTCAGACCTCGGTTCAGACCTCGGAAGAGAAATTCGAAGAATTAGATCCAGTCTATCTGATAAAGTGCAAGAAACCGGAACTGAAGGCTTTGTGCAAGATGAGGGGTGTACGCTGTACGGGTACTAAGGCTCAGCTGATTGGGTATCTCCAGGGTAAAGTCCATGTGTCTACCCCAAAGAAGGCTAAGAAAGACTCTAAGAAAGAGGCTAAGAAAGAGGCTAAGAAAGACTCTAAGAAAGAGGCTAAAGTTGTCAAGAAGCTTAATAAAAAGATACCAATCATAGCTATACGCAAGAATAAACATGGGAACCATGAACACCCAGAGACAAGGCTTGTATTCGACAACAAGCTGAAAAAAGTTATTGGGGTACAGCAAGATGATGGTGGTATAGCCCCGCTTACAGTAGAAGATATTGACCTTTGTAACAAGTTTAAATTCTCATTTGCTCTTCCAGAAAATCTAGACAGTAATAAGCTAGACGACGAAACCGTAGACGAGCTAGAAGACGAAGAGTTGGACGAGGTGGAAGAAGAGGAGCTAGAAGAAGAGGAGCTAGAAGAAGAGGAGCTAGAAGAAGAGGAGCTAGAAGAAGAGTTAGAAGAAGAGGAGTTCACCGATGAAGATATTTATGAGGAAGAAGCATAGATCCATAATCATTTGAGATCAAAAAGTTGTATTACTAGTGTTAGTAATATAAATTACATAGTAAGAATCTCTAAGGTCATTTGCCCAGGTTCTCCGGTGAGACAAACAAGGCGATGCAGAGGTACTTCGAAATTAGGAATGTTAGCTACCGGTATAGTCGTGAGGTGATATAACAATGCTCTTGTGACAGCTTGATGACATACAACGAGGACGTCCTCTGTGTTATCGACTATCCTGTCAACAAAAGGCTTAACTCTTGCAAACAGATCTCGATAAGATTCACCTTTTGGGTAGCGATAATTGAGTTTATCAGCCAATCTATTGGCAAATTCCTTGGGGAACTCACGTTTCATTTCATCGTAAGTGAGATGTTCACACAACCCAGCATCAATCTCATCCAGTTCAGGACATACGGTGTAACTGGAAAAATTATCACTTGCTAATGTCTCAATAGTTCGTTTCTTTGTCGAACAATAAGCTATAGATGGACTATCTGTCCTACTACAAAAAGTGGCTAAATTTTTTGCATATTCTTTTCCTTCATCAGATAGGGAGGAATCTCCCCCAATCCTGTTCTCTACATTGTAAATGCTTTTGCCATGACGAGTGATAAAAATTCTCATTTAACTATAGTAAACAATTTTTTGTTTACTAAATATCCATGTCGTCGGAATCACTCAGGTTGTCATCTTTATTTCCGTAGTAACCCACTGGATGGTGATCTCGATTTACTATATTATTCGGTAGTTTGTTGTGAGGATTCTTTGTATCATGAACGTATTGGTATTTATCGTAGTCCATTTTGCCTCCTTTGAAGAATTTTTCCACTATACTGCATTGATTTTCCCAGTCAACCTTCCAGCCATCACCTAAGCCGAAGAACCATTCAGAATTCTTCAGGTACCGGAAAAGGGTGGTCTTTTCAGGATCGACCTGGATATCGAATAAAAAGGACCAAAGATGCCAGGGAGTCGGGACCAAAGATGCCATAGCCTTAGTAATATTAACAAAACTTGAACACGTCTTGCCGCAGACGTTCCTATCTGTGTTCTGAATATTTAATACAGTAGTAAATAGTTTGTCGAGGGTAGGAGCACTCCCAGACAAGGTTGTTAATTCGTTGTTGATTGCTTTAACCACACAACCAGACTCTGCGAAATAGGTCTCGGCTATTTCTTCGGTACCGGAGATATCGAGATTCTTAATGTCAAGAGATATTGCGTTAATATCTCCTATCCTTAATAAAATATTTTGGTCGAATTTTTGGAAGCGAGGCATGTGTTCTACTGTCTCGCTGTCTTCAGGATCTTTTATTGCAACACTTTTATAGGGCCGAACATTGAGCTTGTGAGCGAACAACCATAATATATGTGTTAGTCCTACAACAAGAGATCGATCAACCAGGTTCGACTTGACCCCCGTGTCATCAATATAATTTTCATCAATGAAGAAATTAAGAATTTGCTCGTCGATCCCATATCTAGCATCTTTAACGAACAGGAATCCTTTTTCAAATCTTTTCCAAATTTCCTTATCTGCTATGGTGAGTTCCTTTTCCTTCCCTTCAATTTTACGAGCTGCCCATGTGGCTGCGAACATAGTATTTCTTTTTCTGTTATGTTTCGCTTGATAGTTCACCATTGAATAGATCCAAAACTTCTTGCTTGTCTCATTGTACCAGAAATTTTTCCATCGAAGGTCGTACGTATTGTTCGGATTCGGAAGCGACGAATGGGCATCGCGCCAAACCGCTGTATCGACCGGGTACATGGTCATTGCTGCAAAGCGCACACATGTCGCGGCATATGGCGACGACATACATTTCTCCTTCCCACACCTACACCAGAGTGTTACCACACGGTTGCCCCATTCAGCGAGTCCTTGAACCCACCATTCAGCAAAGCTAACCCATTTACCCGTGTTGTCCTGAATTTGGGCTTCAAACATGCTTTTGTCCATTATCAACATTATACAATAGTCTTCCCAATCTCGGTTGGCTAAAAAAGAAACAATTTTTTTTGCAGACCCGTAGAGATATCTCGATATTTTACCAGTCGCGTTGGCATTACCATTTTGCACAACTTCTTCAAGTTCTTTGTACTCGCCGTCTGTTAGGTTTATTTCATCATTGGCGTTTTGCCATAATTTCTTCCTAGCGATAGTAGTCTCAACGACGTCCTCAGGTGTGAAGTAAGAGAACACGAAGAAATGTGAAGACTTCGCGGCTGGAACCTTGCCGGCATAGTAACCATATTCGAAGCCAAAAGGACCTAATGTCCGCGAAAGGTCCTTCACATCATCAGTAAGTGCGGTTGTAAACAACTCTCTTCTGAAGAGCTTTTTTATTGGCGGGAAAGTGATCATTTTTAATTCTTATAAATAAAAAAATGAATTTTTAGTTTCATTTTTAAGTAAGCAATTGTAATCATGTTTAAAATCCACAGAGATGCCAAGCGAATATATCTAGAGGGCGGTATGAGCCCAGAAATATGCTTAGTGAAGTATCTTGCACGCCGGACAGGACGTGTATATGGAGGTTGGAAACCTACCACATTCTTTGGTACTGGGAACGTTGTACATGAAACAATAAGGAGCATTGTAACTGAAATTCGAAACTCCACTACTAAAGAGCGAAGATGTGTGATCTCTCCTGGGGTCTTATCGATCCCATATGTAGTAGAACTGACAGACAGTATGTATTTACCATCACAGCTTCTCATCAGTGTTCGTAGTATGAAGGAACTGGAAAAGGTTCTCGCTTGTGCCAAAAAGTCTGGTATCAAGTGTTACGCAGAAGTTGGGTACGATGGATGTATGCCATCAAGTCTTGTTGCTTGGATTAAGTTTCTCGAGCTCCCAGAGCTCTATCTCTCTCTCCTGGAAGATCTGGGAGTTAGAACCCTGGTAACAATTGGGGTCAATCGGATCGGCTACGCAACACCTGGTGAAAATCTGGCAAGATTGTACAGTGAGAAGAAGGAAAAAAGAGTTGACCGTGAAGGAATGATAGCTTTGCTTTACATAGGTGTCGGGTACGGCATGAATCGTAAGGACGAGGAAAAGCTCTTCAGTGAGAAGGTTAAAGATTTTAACCCAAAGCTGGTGCGCCATCGTTTGAAATGTATACAAGATTGGGAATCTGGTACTATAGACCCTGAGAGACTCTTGAGCAATTGGTTTGGAACAAAGCACATTGTTTACACCAAAGGAACAATGGAAATATACGATCTCTCTTGGTACCTCACATTAGAATTCACCAAACTAAATGGGATTCCAGTGAAAGGAACCGTCTTAAATCCTTATTTTGTGAACAATCCTCTTTATGAAGCTTACTATGGGTATATCTCTTATAGCTATTGGCAACAGAATCCAAATGCGCATGACCATTACAAAGGTCTCTTGAAAGGTTTAGATATTGACTCTCCAGAACTTTGGGTCAACGCTGCTCCAGGAACAGAGAAGCTAATAGCTAAGCTGGAACCTGAGTTAATAACAACTAAGATCAAGATGAGCAATTTACACTCTAACGAGCTCAGCGATTGGATTCTAACTCATCGACCTCTCTCGTATGATGGTATCAAGTACATCTCATTCTCAACACTCAATAGGATATGTAACCATCTCGGTATGGAAGTCTTAACTAAAAAAGATCATTGCAAATTTGAAGCAATGAGAAGGCACAATTTGTCTTTTTTAAAGCAACCTGATTGTAATTGCGTTGGATTCAGACACTTTGGTTGCCGATGCAAAAAGAGATCATAGCTCAAGTTATTTGAGATCAAAAAAAGTTGTATTATTAGTACTAATAATACAAATCTATATGTTTAACGTTTCCGCTTTCCTGCTTTCCCTATGTATACTACTACAAGGCTAACAATCTGTCCCATTGGAACCACAGGTAGCAAGCCAAGAACTGAAACGACTTGGGCCCATGGGGGCAATACGTTCCAGTACTTCACTGTGACTACGAGAGCCCATATCCATATGGCCAAATTGACTAGAAGAGCAACCGAAATCACAACGGTTGTAACACCAAGGACGGCAACGACAGCATCCTTATCCTTGTCATCATCAAACCCTTCTCTCACTCTCTGCCTATTCTTTAATTCTTTGCATAGACCAGCAATTGACATATTCATCAAGTTCATTTTATTTAAAACCAATGTTTATTTTTTTCTTTTTCTTTGTTTCCTCTTGTTATCAACCTCATACTGTATATTGAGTTTTTGTACCATCCGAGAGATATCACATATCTCTTGTTTCTTGCCAACTTTCACTGTACAGCAAGGATCGATACCTGTTTCTCCATAGGCTACTTGATATATATTACCTACTGTATCTCGAACTGTACCATCGTATTGGATTTTGATGTCTTCAGTGAGCTTTACGATACGTCGCTGCATGTAGCCTGACGTCGCTGTACCCATCGCTGTATCACTGATACCTTCTCTACCCGACATTGCATGAAAGTAGAACTCACGAGGGTTAAGACCATGAATAAACGAAGACGCGATAAATCCTCTGGATTCGTATTCCATTTCAGGGGAAAGATCTTCAAATGGGTAATGAGGTAGAGTACGTCGTCCATGAGATAGATACATGGGTACCCGATTACCCTTGAGGTTCTGCTGTCCTAAGAGCCCGGTGATTTGAGCGATATTGAACATAGCCCCTTTACTCCCTGAATGGACTGTAGACAAAAAATTGTTATTCTTCGCTAAAGAGCCCTTGGCGATTCTCAACCCAATATCCTTAGCTTTGTTTAATGACGCATTAATTCTCATCTCTCTGATATTTGGATGTGTGGTGGTGCTCTTCAAGCCTTCGGCCTCGATATAGCATTTCTGGATAACGTCGTGGATCTCTTGTTGTTTCTTTGTACTGGTTACCAGGCAATCCCCAAGTCCAACAGTGAAACCTTCGATCATTAACCACCCATTACTGATAAACTGCACACAATCTATAAAATGAGCAGCTGCTGCTGCTCCATACTCTTTATTGATGACCTGGATAAGCGAGTTATGGCTAGCACCGAGTATCACTTTATTGAGAGTGCCTTCGTACAAGACACCTCTCCATATCTTCAGTACTGGCTCTTTAGGATCACCATCGTTGGCCTTTTCGTATATGAGATCTTTGGGTAGAAACATGGAGATAAGACCTTTGCCATTGAAGCACTGGACTTTCTTCCCTTTCTCTTTGAGTATTCTTCTTATATGCTGAATCCGGCTTAGAGGATTCTCTTTTATGTCCAACTTTCCTATAAGATTAAAGAACTGACTTTTAGTGATCTTTTTAACTCCTTGTGTCATGCGATATGCACCAAGGAGTGAATCTTGTACAATAGCCATATTTGGCTTGCTACTTTGTGGTGATATTATATGCCACTGAGTCGCCGACAACATTTCTAGCTCTGCCTGCGACTCAATGGATTGCGGTACGTGTATGTTCATCTCATCTCCCGATGAGTCCCTAAGGTTTCCCAGAGGGCCCGACTGTATCTTAAGCCAGCTCAGGATTGGTGATCCTTCATTGCCAACCAACTCCCGTTCAGTCTGTGAGAGCCTGTCGTATCCTTCCATAACGGACTTAGACAGTAACCCTGCGGATTGCCCATTGTAACATTCCTAACCTTATTACCATCGGGGTCGGCAATTAACCGAGATCCCTTCTGATGTTTCCAACAGAAGGTGGTAGGTAGGACTTTAGGGGTTTCCCGCAACAAGGAGTTTCGCTAATTTCCAACATATTAAATATATTCTTTTGGAAATTAACTAGGGGGTAGCACGCTTTTCACGCCCCCTGTTTTTGACAGAGATCTTATCAAAATCAGCATTAAAAGATTTAGTACAAGCCAAATTCATTCGTAACGTCTTTCCTTTTCTTACGACAACCTGCATTGCCATCATGCTTCCTCGGTGCAAAGTCGGTTGACGGTTTAATAATACATAGTCGCCATCTTGAAGCTTCCTTTCTGCGATCCATCCAAGTTTCAGTCTGTAGCTACGATTAGCAGGAGCTAGTCTCTCAAGAAACTTTCCTGCTCTCTTGACTTTGTCACCTTCTTCTACCAGTTCTCTCCCATCAACTACCGGGATCTCAATGTCTCCTCGGTATATCACGTCTCCCGCTAGAAGCCTGGTACCTCGTCTGAATCTTTTCAAGTTGATTCTCGTCTTTCCATCAGGTTTTAATAGCGAGTTCACACGACCATTATCTACTAATTTTTGTAATATATCTATATTGAAACTAGCTACTCGTACAGGTATTGTGAGGATATCTGCCATAGCTGGTGGCACAGCAAGCTGTCCTAGCTTCAAGGTAGGGTCAGGGCCAATGACTGTTCGCCCTGTCTGGTTACATCTTTTCGTTGATACCCAAGGTTTCCCATTGGGACTAGACTGTATCTTAAGCCAATTCAAGGTGGTTAACCTATCATTATTAGCCGATGACCGTGCGGTCGTTGACGGAGAATCATGTACTAACCAAAACGTATTTAGATTCTTTACCCGCGGATTACCCAATCCCAAACGTTATTACGATGCCCTAGGTCATTACCCCGGGTATTGAGCACAGTTTCCTGCACGCAAGTCGTAGTTTGGGCTCTCAGGGAGTTCCCGACATTATAAGCCATCTTGCCATTTATTATGACTAGCAGTGTTTTTGCACTACTCTTATGGGCCAAATTAACCCATCATGTTATTTCTAAGTTGGCCATCTTTGCCCGCTAAGCGCTCCTTAATTCCTTTGATTGCTCGACCATTGGTGGTATGTTTGGCTTTTCCTTGGCCATTATTGAATGTGGTAAGGATTCTAAACCTCAAACTAGCTAAGAATTTCTGTCGTTTGGTCTCGCTCAACTCCTTTCTTGTTCCTGATACCTTGTCGTTGCCAAGGTGATTATTAGCCTTGATTATCTCACAATATTGGTTCGTAATATCGTCATCGCACATATTACCATCTGCTTGTACGTAGGGTCGGTCGCATGGAGGCATCACCGGAAGTACTGTAATAACAAGGTTGCGAGGGTGGACCAGCGTCGGGTCTAGACCGATCAATCTAATATCCTCGTCCAGAATACTATCAAAAATCTTTCGTATCTCCTCGGTTGTTAGCATAATGCTAGTACGAGAATTGTCTTTTCCCTCATACACCTTAAATATTGAGCTGTCTGATGGGGAGAATTTACATCTAGGGTGATCGGCTCCACAATCAGGATGGCAACACATGTGTACTTTCTTCAAACGTTCTCGTATCTTAATAAAACGTGATTCTCCTTTGTAACGATTGAGCCCGGCTAAATATATCTGATCTTTGAGCAGCAAAAGTCTACAACATTTTAAACAGAAGCAATTCAAGAAAGCAACTACTCTTTTGTAGTATAGAGGGTGAAGAATCGACTCGTTTAACTCAATATATCCGAAGTGTCCTTGACAGTCATGAGCTCCCTGCTTGCAGGTCTGACATAACTTGGTCGAATCCGTAGTACCCATACGCTCATCATAGACTGTATTGGGACCATTCTTCTTAGGATTGTCGATCTTACACACAGCCATATCTAATATCTCCTTTGCCGAGTATATTCCAAAGGTGATCTGTTCGATCTCTCTTGTATCTTGTTCCATAATTGTTAATTTACTCGTTGTTGCCAGATTTTTTCAAATCTAAAAATCTAGGTATAAAAAAATTAATTAACGTAATAATTAGTACGATTCCCAGTATTAATAAGTAAATAATACATTCTTTGTTGTATATAAATAAAAACAGACATGACTACGGAAATCAAAGTACCTTCTTATTTGGGAAACCTTTATTCACCGGAACAAGTGATAAAAGAAATAAGGAAAGCCTCCAAATCGAATATGTCTCCAGAGGAGAAAACTAATATTTCTAATAAATTTACAGATGTATGGTGCAGACGTTTACGGGAGTATAATTGTGAAGACAAAGTAAAATGGTGTACAAGATACAAGTCCAAACTTCGCTTGAGGAAGAAAGATGGGTCATATATCCGTGACAGTGATTTTTGCAACGATTGGTTGGACAAAAATAGCAATCTTGAGAAAACCATATATTCGGATATATGTACGAAACAAAGAAAAGAACCCCTCCCAGAATGCGACTGTGTGAACAGAACTCAAAACGAGTTGTATAAAAAATTAAAACCAGCGATGGCTGGAATCTCAGATTTTTGCTGGTACAAACCTTGTAAAGGTGATAATGTAAATTGGATTCCGTCTGAAGTCCAAGGATCATTCGATTGCTCTGGAACATGTGCTCAGATTCAAACCAATATCTCAGAAGGAAATATTGACGTCGACATCTCCGAGATTATAGATTACAGTGGTTGTGATTTACTGCATAAGCCTGGGCCTGAAAAGAAGCCTGAAAAGAAGCCTGAAAAGAAGCCTGAAAAGAAGCCTGAAAAGAAGCCTGAAAAGAAGCCTGAAAAGAAGCCTGAAAAGAAGCCTGAAAAGAAGCCTGAAAAGAAGCCTGAAAAGAAAGAACACGACGACCCTAAGAAGAAAACCTCATCGACTAATACTTCTAAACCATTCCCTTGGAAAATAACTGTTTTGATCGTCTCAATTATCATTTTTTTGATATTATCATCGGTTTTTGTACTAAAATTGTTGATCAAAAAAAAAGTTAATTTATATTAAAAATATTAATAGTTAAATAACAAAAATGACAGAATTTGTTTTTTATTCTAAGTCAGCTGATAAAAAACCAGGACTTGGTGTAGCAGAAAATTTGGAAGAAGGAACAATTATCATTTTTTTGAGAAAATCTCAAAAAAATAGTATTAATCTTAGTCACTTTCCATAGCTGATGAGATCGTCAGGTGCTAGTATAATAGCTTCCCCTGATTCAACCTCCTCCTCCAGGGTTCGTATGCGATAGCCATGCCATCTGCATCCTCTGCTGGGCTCTCCCCAGAGTTTCACAAAGTACTCCTTCACCTGGTTCTTGATCGGCAAAGACATATTGGGCCAACCCTCTTTGAACCAGTCTTTGAAGTACGAGTAGAGCTCCTGTAGAGATATCGTAACATCCGCATCCACTATACACTCTTCGATGAACTGTCTGTACAGGTCGTTCTGACGTCTGTACATGGCAGTGGCCTCCTTCACTTTGTCTGGTTCAATACGAACAGTGACCCTCTTTCGCCACTCGAGGAGATACCAAGCAAAAGCGCCGACCATGTCCGGCAGTTTAGATCCAAAGGTACGGTCCATTGGGAATCTCTTCTCTAGCAATTGACCCTCAAACGTCACAGGACATGGAGCACCTGGCTCTACAAAAGTTGACTCGAACGGAATAACTCGTAACCGGTTCCAGGTCGCTTTATCGGACGATCTCAATTTCGGTAGCCCATTGCAGATGAGGGTAATGGTAAACATTGGCGTGATCTCTCTTGTGTTCTTGCCTCGTTCGAACAAATCTCGAGCCCAATACTTGTCTCCTCCTGACAACTTCTTCAGCTCACCATTATTCAACTGTTCGTCTCCATTGGGCTCGTCCATCGTTGCCATCCTCACCGGAGGAGCAGCTCGAGCAAGTTCTGGATTAGCAGCGCCAGAAGCAACCTTCTTGCCGGTGAAGTATTGCGTGTTGAACTTGATCGACAGCTCCCCAAGCATCATCTCGAACAGATTTTGCATAACGGACTTCCCGTTGTCGCCTTCTCCTGTCCAGATATACACCTTCTTCTGAGAATTCCCACCGACGAAGATATCAGAGTAAGTATCAAGGAAATAAGTACGAATAGAGCTATCCGGGAAAATCTTATGTAGGAATTCCTTTACATCTTGAACCGCCTGAGAACTCTCGTCGTAGTCCTTGTAGTCAATCGGCATACACTTACTCACGAAATCTTCTGGGTATCCGCGACGAAATGTGTTGCGCTTCAAGTCGTAAACACCATTCTTGAACCCGATGAGATACGGATTCTGATCCAGTTTAGCCTTGAACCTTCTATCGTAGAATACCTCCATTGCCTCCTTCATAACATTGTTCTTGTACGGGGCCGACTTCAGATTACATATGAGTTTGCTTAATTGCTTTATCCGAACATTGTGCATAGCTGTCTCCGCTTTATCAGAGCTTGTTAATTTTTTACTGATGTCCCCTATCATTTCAGAGTATTGACCTACTATAGTATCGGATATCCTCTGTCGCAGAAAAATACCCTCTTCAATTTCTTCCCATCTATGGTTGCGAAACTGGAACCATACCTTTCCAGGAACAGAGGCGCACACGAACTCTTCACAGTACATGGCATGAAGAGCCATCGCTACGTCCCAGTGAGAACCGTTCAGAGACTCCCGAGCATGGTATTGCACAGATTCATTCTTAAATTTGGCATATTCCTCGGGGCTATCGAGTTTAGCCAAGTGGCGTAGCGTTCCAAGCGTAAGATCTCTCTGTACCATCTTTTCCCATTGGTAGACACAAGTAGACTCGTCAAACTTATCGTCGCATCTTGCTGAGAACTTGATCCATTGCTCAAGAGCTTGAGTGCTGCTTTTACCAATATTATTAAGAATCCATCCAACTTGCATCCATTCGTTGTACTTTTCTGCTCGAAAATCTTGAAGCATTGGAAGCAATCTTGCGGAAATCTTCAGAGACTCCGCGACAGAGATCTCAAGATGTTTTGGTAATTTATTTGACTTTTTCTTCTCTCTGCTCTTAAGTGTAGCTTTCAAAGGACATGCTAATCCTTCTTTTACTTCCATAATGGGTCGACCGCCATGGAAGATGCTCAGAATCCTGGGTAGAAATTCTTTTACTCTTCCTTTAATATTAATAGGTCTCTCGAGATGATCTAGAAGCTCATAATCTTCAAAAGCCTGCTCGAGGTCCATTTCTTTTCCATCGGATGATATAATGTTAGTGACCCTATAAGGATCCATCTCCTCAGACTTTCGACTTCCGTATACAAGCCACGGGTTGCGCGTAACAGCATCGTCAACTACACTACCGGAATCCTCAATACCTAGATTTCCAAAAACATCTAGTTCTTTGAGGACTTTTTGGACACGAGGAATAATGTGAACGGCCATATTTTGTCTGGTTACAAACATATCTGGAAAATGCAAATGAAAACCATTCTTAGCGTAGGTCGAGTCCCCTACCGGGAGGTAGTACAAAGGTTTCTCTAATACTACACACATGAGATTTTTATCGGTACACTCGTCTATTATATTGCGCAACACCGACTGATATACTTCTACTACTTGATTTAATTGTTTCTTACTGTATAGGTGCTCCCCATATTCGATTTTACCTTCGTCCTTGATTTTTAGATCAATATCTACTATAACCGGTAACTCATTCTGAGCTGTCTCAGCCACACCCAAGAGGGCGTCGGGATTTTTTCCGATTCTGTCACTATAAATGTCCCAGAACTCTTCTTGTTTCCTTCTTCCAAGGAAAAATTTCCCTAAAGGCTTGAGCATGGATACGTGAGTAGGGAAGGTCCCATCCATGTAGTTATTCCGAAGTATTTGTTCTACAGAAGTGCTCATTTGTCTTATTAAATGTAATATATAAATAGTTTTTCATTTTTAATTTCAACATCTTTTATGATATAGCTACTGCTTATTTCTGGTTTAAAACCTACCATAAGGAGTATAAAGTATTATGTTGAAATCTAATGTAAATGGGTTTGATTATGATAACAACGAAATTGAGGGGAAAGAAGATGTAACCTCTTACGTTGCATGGCTGAAAGAAGAATACAAGGATATTGATACCTTGAATAAGGATTGTAATGGTAACTATTCATCTTTCTACGAGTTCTCCATTAAGAGCATTTCTCAGATTCAGCAAGTAAAAAAATATTCAGGTGTTGATGATGAGGTTGATGAGGTGGAGGATGAGGTTGAGGAAGGCGTTGATGACGAGGATGAGGTGGAGGATGAGGTTGAGGACGAGGTTGATGACGAGGATGAGGTGGAGGATGAGGTTGAGGACGAGGTTGATGACGAGGATGAGGTGGAGGATGAGGTTGAGGACGAGGTTGATGACGAGGATGAGGTGGAGGATGAGGTTGAGGA